GTAATTAAATCTACATAGTCTTCGTACTTTGTTCCTACTTCTGCTGAAATAGAATTGTTAGACATCCAAGCCCAACCTGGGTTTTCTGGATCAAATGAGTTACGCTCTGGGAATAGTTCTGAGTTCTTTAAATTCATGAATGTTTCATCCCCTGCATTACCCAAAGCAAGGGTTGCTGAGCGACGTACGTTGCCTGATACCACACAGGTACCAATTAGGTTTACCAAGTCTACGATGGCACGAGAATCTAATGTTTCTCCGCCTCTGGAGCCGATTACACGGTCTATCTGGTCATGCAACTTGATAAGAGGTGCAGGTCCTGATGCAACGCCTCCAAAGCCCTTAATAGGTGCTCCAAGAGGTCTGATCAAATCATAATTAAACTTCTGAATGCTCTGGTTTGCTCTAAGGTATGAGTTGATAAGAAGTCTAACTGACTCTACCCAGCCTTCACGAGTGTCTGGAATTTCGAACACCTGTTCTGGTTCTGTTGGGGTATAGATTGAGAAATTCTTATCCTGTCCCACTGTATCAAACCCTACACCAATACCAAGCATTAGCGCATCCATAACCCAAGCAAACAGTGCTCCTGGATCATTCTTATCAAGGTCCTTTGTAGAAACCATTGCACAGTTTTGTAATGCTGCTGAGTTCTTCTTCTCCATAGTCATGGGAGTTCCAAATGCCCACATGCCTCGTCCTGGTGGTGTCCACTTCAACTCAAACATTCTCTGAAATGCTTCTTGTGCTGACTTCTGAGCCTTATAGTCATTCCATGGCAAACGGTTTTCTTTGGCATGATTCTTCTGTACTGAATACATACCCTCGATTACTCGACGACAAACTTCATGCCATCTTTCCTTAGTTCCATCTTCCTTCATACGAGAATATGTACGAATAAAAGTAATTTCTCCAAGTGAGTTTTCTGCTGCATCTTTAAAACCAAACGGGCTCTCTTGTGCTTTGTACTTTTCCACAAAATCCTCTGGAAGTTTAAAACTAAAAAAATCTGACATGTGTTTCGTCCTTTCTAAAACGGAATAGTGTTAAGTATAGCAGAGTTTTTGAAAAAGCAAAACTCTCTACCTTTTGTTGTGCTTTAATGTTATTGGCTATGCGTATTTATTGCCTTTAAGCCACTCTTCTTTTTGAATTGCTTGTGCAATTCTAACTTGTTTTTCTTCTTCTTCCCATCGATCAAGAGTTTCTTGATCATATTCAATTTCTTCATAGTCCCAAAAAGACACCATTGTATATCTTGTTCCTGCAAGTATTTCACTAACCCCATGAACATTTTCGATTCCGCCAGGAAATACATAATATGATAATTTGTTTGGCTTAAATGAAAGATATGGCTCTTCCCATTCTGGAGATCTTGTTCCGTTTGGATCTGTGTGTATTACTCCAGAACTTTTAGGCTCAACAAAAAATAGTTCTCCGCCTTCGTAGTCATCATTAAGATAAAGTATTCCAACATACTTGTTAATTTCAAATGCATTCGGCTTTCCTTCAAAATCAGAATTGTCAGAATGTGGAGCGGCAAATCCTCCGACATCCCACTTTTGTGCATGAGATGTATTTGGCCTTACCTTTCTTTCAAAAACTAATTCTACCGCCTCTTTAAACTTTTCTCTTAAGTCTGAAAAAAATGTAAGAGTTAGACCATTTTCTAGTAATCCAGGATCTGATTCTGCAAGTCCCATCCCTAGCGATCCGTAAAAAGCAATATCTCCCCAGTTTTCCCCTTTTGATTCAACATACGAAATCATATTTTTTGCAGTTTCTTCATCAAGAAAGTTTGGAATTTCAACAATACGATTATGTGTTATTCCAAGAACGCCTTTATCGTTTGGTTCATCCCTAAAATATATAAAGTCAGACTTATTGATTTTATCAATGATCATTACATTTTCTCACTATTCTCTTGATTTTCTTCTTTATTTTGAAAATCGTGATACCTACGATTGTTTTCAATTCTTTCCTTTTCCATTTTTGCCCATTCTTCAGCACCAAATCTTTCCTGATTTGCATGCCACTCTGGTGTTCCATCAAAAGGAATTTGATAAAAACATCTAACAAGATATTTATCTACATCTCTAATTCTTTTAACGGCATGAAGATATCTTCCCTCCTGAGAAAGAAGATCTGGGTGTCCAGATGGAAAAACTAAGACATCTCCAGCAACTGGCTTATAATCTATTGTTCTTTTATCTCCAGTTAAGAAAGATAATCCGCCATCTCTATAGTCATCATTTAAGTACATTGTGCACGTAAGTGCAAACTTATTTCCTGGAGAGTCTGCTTCAAATACCTTATAGTCTGTATGATACATCATTTCTAAAGAATCTTCACTAAGGTGTGGGTTGTTGTCATGAGTATATTTTGAAATTGATGGGCCCATCCTTACCCAATCTTCTCCAATTGAAAGTTCGTGAGAAGACATGAAGTTACTAGTTGCATAATAAAAAGCATTCAAGATTGTGTCAAGTGCTTCTTTTTCATCCAAATAAAGTTGCGTTTTTGCGTTTTTGTCATTTTCATTTAGTGGCTGACCAATTGTGTAGACGTATGAACCAAAGAGATTCAGATTCCTTTAATAATTCTACAATTTTTTTATTGTTTGGGATTAATCCTTTATAGATGTATATGTTCTCATCTAACTTAGTTATCGTGATTTCAGGCATGAGTCTTATCCTTATGAGACAAGATTGTAAAGAAAAATGGAATAACATATCTTATACCGCTTGTAATTTCTGTTACTCCGTGTATATAGTTTAGATCCCCTGGGAAAAAGTATGCTGCTCCTGATTTTGGCTTAAACTGAACATCTTGCTTTGGAAAATAAAGTTCCCCGCCCTCATAGTCGTCATTTAAATAAAATAATCCCGCAATATCGTAGTATGGAAAATCGTTTGGCTTTCCTGCATTTTCTCCTTCATGCAATTCTTTATCAGCATGTGGCAGTTGAAGTTGTCCAGGCAACCATCGAACAATTGCTGGACTTGTTGGCCAAGCGTCTACACCGAAAAAATCATCGACTTCTTCTTTTAGTCGTGCCTGTAGTTTTTCAATTATTGGGTTTATTCTTTCATCATTAAGCATCAGCGTTCTTGATGTTGCAACACGGTCTTCCCAATATGATGAGTCATATATCATAACACCATTATCATCATAATGTGTTTCGGTTAAATCCCAGATAGTTATATTTTTTGCAGCATTTGACAAAAAATCTAAATCTTCTGAACTAATAAAATTTTCTCTACCCTGAATGTTAACTTTGTCATTTCCAAAATATCCTGATGGTGTTATTGAAAACCTATCTGCAACATAGTTATTTGCGTACTCTCTGTTATCCATAATAAGATTATACCACCACTCTACTCATATTTTCTTTGTTCCCAAACCTCGTTTTTATAAACTCCACCATCTGGCTTTCTATAAATTTTTGAGTTTTCAAATGCTTGCATCATAAGATCTCTTCCATCTTCTTGCTCAACAATCTCTGATGTCCAATTTTCTCTTTTAAATGGAATTAGTTGTGCATATGTAGTTCCTGCTGGAATAATACCTTCAAATCCTTCAATAATAAAAAATGGAAGAGAGCCTGGCAAATGTACCTTGTCATTATCAATAATTCCACTGGTCACTAAGAATGGTAACTCAAACCTATTGAATGGCTGTGAATATAAAGCGCTATATCCTGGAGGAAGTTTAATTTGCCAATCACAGGTTAAAGCAAAGTGATCAATGTAGTACCCACGGGGATGCTGAAACTGTGGCATTTCATCTCTTACCTGAATAAAGTCTTGATATTTTCCATCAAGAACCCTATGCTTGATCTTATTATCTTTAATGTAAAATTCAATATCACATGGAGTACTCAAGGCATAACCTGTTCCCATTATGTCAAAAATTGCTGGACATGCCTTCCATGTTGGAATTTTACCATTGTCTGGGCCAATAACAAATGAATCATCTGTTGGTGATTTTGCAAACCTATCTGCTTTTCTGTACCACTCAGGGATTGTTCTAATTATAGATCTTGGTGTTGATTTACTATCTTTTGAAAGCCATGTTTTGTTTGCTAAAAATGTTATCTTTTCTGTATTCATTATTGCTCATTTCTATTATCAGTAACCCTTAACTTTAAACTTTTTAGTTCATGATTTCCTTGCTTATTGCCGTTGTGGTCTGTAGCATCTCTGTAAAAGTTTGTCCATGTTCCATTCTTGGTGATTTCTCCAGAAACACGGCCATACTCTGAAAGTTTTCTATAATGATCTTCACTAAAATTTGCATCATAAAGTTTTACTTCAGTATTTTGTATTTCTGTTAATCCAATTGGAATTATAGAAACAATTGGAGTATTAGCAGGGATTGTAATAATTTCATTTGCTTTTGTTATCTTCCAGGCATATGGTATTGGTGGCTCTAAAACAGATGTACTAATTATAGTGGTAAAGCCTTGAACACCATCAATAAACTGATTTGGCACTGGCATCATCAATAAACTTATGTTTTCATCTGTTCTAAACTTTAGAGAACTATTAAAACTTATTGTTGCATTAGACCTATTAGTAAAAACATGCTCGTGTCCAGATAAAACTTTTACATGTCCTTCTGAAGAACTTGCGTCCCCATCCCATATAAAAGATATATCATCAGGATACGAAAAGGTCCATCCAAGTGTATTTGCAAGTGATACAGGAAAGCACCTATATGCATGCTTGTCAAATGTATTATCCATCCAGTCTCTTTTAACTGATAATGGATAAAAATCTACTCTAGCATTTTTTTCCTGATATACGCTGATTTCCAATGTTAGTCGCCAGTTTCTCTATAAAGTTCTGGACTGTGATATTTTGCACTATAGTCTAACATTGTTACAATTGAATATTTTGTTCCATCATGAACTGGCATTGCTCTGTGACTGTACATGTAGTTAGATGGGAAAACATAGAGATCTCCTGCTCTTGGCTTTAGCATCAGTCCTTGATGAGCAAAGGAAAGTTCTCCTCCTTCATAATCGTCATTAGGGTAAGCAACAAGAGATACTGTGCAATTATAGGAAAATCCATGATCGTGGTGATACTGAAAATGTTGTCCCTTATTGTACTTAACAAAGTTCATTGCTTCCCAATATCTAAGTTCTGAAATATTAAACATTTGTCTGTAATGATCTACTGCTGGTTTTTGTCTATCGTAACAGTCTTGCCATAAAGATTGTAGATTTAGTGATTGCTGGCTAGGGTCTTGAGATATGTCTGTTTTTTTAAATTTAAAGTCTTGACAGTCTCTATACTCTGGCATACTTTGCTGATACCCAACGAATGCTTCCATCCAGTGGTATCTAGGATGATTTTCATCTAAGTTTTCTTCAATTCTTTTAATTATTTCTAGTTCTTTAGGAAGTACATCTCTATATACAACAATTCCACTACCTAAATTTTCAAATGATGACCATGTTGGTGTTTCATAGTTTTTTGCCTCTTCTGGCAATGCATTAGTTACTTGATCCATTTTGATACCTCTCTCTATATATATTATACCATTAGTGTGTTTTATGATGAAGGTCGTTATAGTCTGTCATAATAACAACTGAATACTTTGTTCCATCGAAAATTTCACAAGATGCATGTTCATAAACAAAATTTGATGGGAAAATAATTATATCCCCAGCCTCTGGTTTAATTTTAATTCCTTGTCGTGGGAATTCAATCTCTCCTCCAGAGTAGTTATCGTTTAAATAAACAACTGCGGAAACTGTGCAAGAATAGAATGGCCCATGATCTCCATGAAGTTTAAAATATTTACCAGGTAGATACTTAACAAAGTTAAAGGCTTCTTTATAAAACATCTGAAGGTGCCATAAAGACTCATAGTCTCTTAGGCAAATATCAAGACGGTCTTCAACTTCTTTATGAATATCAAACATATCCTGATCAAAAGAAATTCCTTTACCTAAATTATCTCTTTTATACTTAATATCAAGGCAGTTTCTTACGTGATCAGTATCTTCTTTGTCATTTACCTGTGCACCTTTCCAAGAAAGATTAAAAGAATCCCTGTCTGCTCCAGCCTCTAGCCTGTCTATAATACTAAGACATTGATCTTTTGGTATAGCATTTCTATATAGATTAATTCCATATTCTAAATTAAAAACTTCAACATTATTTCTAATTGTACGCTTTTCAAGTCTAGTTTGTGTTTTTTCTAGTCTTGGAGCGTCATACCATTCATATCTTTTGTCCATAAAATAAAGTATACCATACCAACGTAATGTCAGTATGGTATACCTTACTTTATTTTAATATATTAAACTGCTCCGCTGCCATCAAAAGATGGGAAGAATGGTGGGAACCATGGACAGAATGATGGACAGAATGATGGGCAGAACGACGGACAGAACGATGGGAAGAACGGACAGAACGACGGTGGGAAGAATGGACAGAATGATGGGAAGAACGGACAGAATGATGGTGGGAAGAACGGTGGGAAGAACGGTGGGAAGAACGGGAAGAATGGACAGAACGCTGGTGGGAAGAACGGTGGGAAGAACGGTGGGAAGAACGGGAAGAATGGGAATGATGGTGGGAAGAACGGCGGTGTGGTTGTTACGCTATCAGAACTGATACTGTAAAGACCATCACCATTTGCATTTATTGCAAGAACCTGATAACTCTGTGAAGTTCCACCAGTTTCTGCTATGTTTACTGTGTTAACATTTCCAACAACAGTAACTGGACCATCAGAAGACTTAACTCTGTATCCAGTAATAGCCTTTCCTCCAGTTGCAGGTGCTGACCAAGAAACGGTATCTTGATTTACTGATGTTGATACAGTTGGCTTTCCTACTGTTGCAGGAACAGATGATGCTGTAACCGCAGCAGAAGCAGCAGATGCCTGAGATGTTCCAGAAGCATTGGTAGCCCGTACTGTGAATGTATAAGATGTTCCAGACGCTAAACCTGCAACTGTTAGTGGTGAACTTGCTCCAGTTGCAGTTAAACCACCTGGAGAAGATGTTACTGTGTATGATGTTGCTGCTGGGGAATCTGCTGGCAAAGAAAATGAAACAGTTACTGCTGCATTATTAAATGAGCGACTTGTTCCAATGTCTGTTGCTGTAACGCCAGTTGGCGCTTTTGGTTCTAAGAAGTCATTCTGTTGTAGAGACTTCGATCCTAATTCTTTCTTTGCCATTTATATTTCTCCAATTTCTTTATTTATTTTTATGCTGAAAGGTCTCCTACGACCACCCAAGCATCTGTTGCTCTCTTCATAAGAGTTGCAGATGACCACTGTGTACGTAGTTTAAGTCCTGGTGTTGCATTAACTGTTACTCCTGCAGCACCAGCGATTGTTACCTGACCTGCTCCAGTCTGTAGTACGTCAATTGATGTTCCAATTGGCCATGCTACTGTTGCATTTGTAGGAATAGTCAAAGTTGTTGCTGTTGCCTTGTTGATTTCAATTAATGAGTCTCTTTCACCCAATGATGATAGTGTGTATGAGTCTACCTTTGGAATAATTGTTGTCCGTGAAGGTACGCCTTCCTTTGTCTGTGTTCCGTCTGTAAATGCTACTCCAGATGCTGCAACTGTTACTGTACCAGTAAATGTTGGATTAGCAAGTGGTGCCTTTAGATCAAGTGCTGTTTGTGTAGCAGTTGAAACTGGCTTTGCTGAATCTGCTGTATTGTCTACGCTTCCAAGACCAACCATGCTCTTAGTAATACCTAAAACCGTACCTGTAAATGTTGGCGAATTGAGGTTAGCCTTTAGAGCAAGTGATGCTTCAGCAGCAGTTGAGAGTGGCTTTGAGGCATCAGATGTGTTGTCAACATTCTGTAACCCAACCATTGCCTTTGTGATTCCTGCAACTGTTCCTGTAAATGTTGGACTATCCTTTGGTGCAAGAACTGATAGATCTGCAGAGAATGATGACCCAGTTAATGTAAGTCCATTACCTGCTACATATGTTCCTGCTCCTGAGAACTGTGTAAATGCTACAGGATCAGTTCCGACTGTTGTTACAGTTTCTGTTTGTACCCAACCAGTGTTGTTGTACAAAGTTCCACCTGTTACGAAAACAAAGTCTCCGCCATGAATTTCTTCTGCAGAGTTAAAGTCTGTTGCTCTAGTTGGTGCACCAGAAGCACTTACGATGTAAATACCATTTTCTGATGAAGTTGTTTGGTTTTTAACCAAAATTCTATTTCCTGTTGCTAGTGTAACACCATCAAGTATCTTACCATTGTCTACTGCTGATGAAAGTGTAACATTTGCTGTTGTTGCTGCAACTACTGATGCATGCATGTGAAGACCTTCTGTAACAGTGTCTACATATCTCTTAGTTGCAACATGGAATGCATCTGTTGGGGATGCATGTGCTGTTAAATATCCAACAAGAGTTCCTCCAGATAATGAAAGTTTGTTGTCTAGCGCTACCTGTGTAGCATTTGAAATTGGCTTGTCTAGATCTGCTGTATTATCTGCCTGATCTAATCCAACCATAGACTTTGTTACACCTGAAACCACTCCAGTAAAGGTTGGGTTTGCTATTGGAGCCTTAAGACCTAATGCTGTAACTGTTGCATCAGAAATTTGCTTGTCTGCATCTGAAGTATTGTTTACATTTTCAAGACCCACCATTGCCTTTGTAATTCCGCTAACAGTGCCAGTAAATGTTGGATTTGCTAGTGGAGCCTTTAGATCAAGTGCTGTTTGTGCTGCTGTTGAAACTGGCTTATTTGCATCTGATGTATTATCAACATTTGCAAGACCTACATCTTCTTTTACTAAACCTGTTGGTGTATTAATTACTGGTGATGACAAAGTCTTTCCTGAAAGTGTCTGAGTTCCTGACAGTGTAACAAGAAGAGATGTATCATTAATTCCATGAATACCAGTTGTATCTTGATTGTGAACTGTTACTGCATCATCAGCATATGATTTTGTTGCTAATGCTGCTGTGTCTGCAATGCCGTGAATACCAGTGGTATCTGTTGCGTGGTTGCTTAGGTTTGTTGCTATTGTTGATAAGACCTGTGGGTCATCTCCAAGCGCTGCTGCTAATTCATCAAGGGTATTTAGAAGCGCTGGGGCTCCATCGATTATTGCTGCTAGTTCTGTTGCATTAGCAAAATATGTGAGTGCTGACCATGTTGATGATCCATTACCCATCTTAAACTTACTTGTGTCGGTTTCAAAACCGATTTCACCTGCTGCTAGAATTGGGTTTGCAGCCGTCCATTGTGCTGCAGTACCTCTGCGCTGTTGCATTCTTGTTGCCATAATTTATTTCTCCTTATGGGGGCTGCCC